TCGATAGACAGCTCGCACGTTTCGCACAGACTGGATATTTGGATGAAGTCCGTCGACGTCAAAATGCCGCACATCCCGTGTGTGAAGTGGTCGCGACCACTCGGCCAGCGCGTGAAAATGAACACCTCCGTCGGTATGCCGTTCGGTGGATACGCAAAGCTTATGAGGTCCAAGTAGTCGGAGTCCTCGTACGACGGCGGATCTCGGGACATCGCCAACTTGCGGGTAGGTCAGAAAGGCGCGCTTAGCGTTAAATTCGAAACGGGAGGGGGGAGACATTAATATTACTCTCCCCCCGGACACTCCCAGTCCTCCCATTTTATACCTATAAAAGGCCCCAGGCTTTGGGGCACCCCCATGACTAAAAGAGGCTATTCTGCAGGATATATTGGACGTGGCCTGTTTCGTGGTGTTAATTACGGCACCACCGAATCAGGATCTAGCAAGCAGCGAAAATTAGACCTTCTCGAGGACGTCGCTTTAGCAGCCGGCCAACCAGAGGTCGCCGGGTTTATCCAAGGCGTCAGCAATACCCTTTCAGGCGACCAAATCGTTCCGGAATCCGTTCTAGGAGCGCCTTCATCCCAGGCAGCACCCTCTTCCAGCATGGCCCGCGTTTCCAGCTTTCGCAGTCGGCGCCGGTTCAGGCGTCGTCGACGTAAAACTTTTCGTGCTAAAGTTGGAAGTGCCCTTTTACGGTTCACGGAAACGAGACGTCAACTTTCGTCGGTGACACAGGGCTTCTTTCAAGCCGGAGATGGAATAACTCGTGTTCTATACATAGCCAATCCTCTGCAATTTTCTCAAGGTGGTGAGCGCCAAGACTTTACCGGGGACCAAGTTTGGCTAAAGTCATTCTGGCTCCGCGGTCGTCTCGCCCTCGATCAAATTACCAACTCTCTTCGCGTCCGAATTCTTCTCATCGCGTCGCACCAATTTGCTGATCTCCCTGAAGGCTTTACCACATACGGCAATACGACAACAGCTTTAACCAATCCCGCGCAAGACTCTGCAAGCGGTGAAACCAACGTGCAGATATTCGAAACTTCCGCAGCCGAAATTGCTGCGCAACCTTCAGCTCCATATGTGGGCAACGCTTCGGGCATTGACATCATCGATAATGATTATGTTAAGGTCCTTGGCGGACGCGAGTATTTCTTTGGTACTCAAAATCTCGGCAACTTCAAGAATATCGACGTTAAGGTTAACATTAACCGCAAGTGGAAAGCCGCATCTGCAGCTGACGTTGCACAGACAGACCAACTCCGATCATTCCGCAATATGAATTATTATTGGATTCTTCAAGTCTTCTCTAACACCAACGCAAACAATATTCTTGCAGCTCAAGATCTTCTTGGCACTTTTGATATTATTACTTATTTCAAGGATATTTAATATAAAGCCCTCTCTAGCTTCACGTAAACAGTATTAGCATCAAACTATTCACGTTCCTCGCTATCATAGAGCAAGTCGTTTAAGGGGTCCATGTCTCCATTGGCCAGCACGATGCAAGGTCTTCCCCATTCAACAGTCCTTGGAGCCCGGTACTTTCCAGTAACAGTAATAGATCCTTGTCCGCCGATGAAACCTTTTCGGTTAGGTATATGTCCCCAGGGGATGTCGTCGAAAACGATATATCGGGCATCGTCTCGCCAGGCATCCACGCACCATCGCCCGTTAAGGTAAATATGAGTTCCGAGAGATCGAGCCCAGCGCGTCTTTCCCCACCGGGAAGGTCCGATGAGCACAAGAGACCTAGGTCGGTCTTCCTAGGGTTAAATCAGATGTAAGCAAGGGTTAAACCTCGGGTTAAGTGGTCGGTTAAGGTCCAGTTAAAGGTTTGTAATAAAATGCCCCACCTTAGGGAACTCATCTTCAACCCATCCAGCAAGGTCATCAGGAAGGATGAACGGTGAGGAATCCGACGGATGTTTGTATTCTTCTTTCTTCTCGGGCCAGTGTGCGTCGGCGTAGTTGAGCACGTCACGTCTGCGCAGCACGTACGAACGCGGGTCCTCTTCGCGGATTATGCCAAGGAATTGGCTACGATCAGCTGCTGACACAGCCTTTCCGTAGCAAGACTCGCGTCCAAGCTCGAACACGTCACCCTCAAAATCGCCGTCCTTTGTAACATATCGATAGACAGCTCGCACGTTTCGCACAGACTGGATATTTGGATGAAGTCCGTCGACGTCAAAATGCCGCACATCCCGTGTGTGAAGTGGTCGCGACCACTCGGCCAGCGCGTGAAAATGA